GGGTTTGGTTCTGTCTCTCTACCAAACCCAGACTTTTTTTCATGTAGAGTATTCCAAAAGATTGTAGATTCCAGTAGCAGTGTGAATGTGATCATTGGTTAATTGCTTGTTGACCTCGAGTAGTCTAGTACTCCAGAAGTCGTCGCGATCCGATCCGACACTTTTGGCCAGATGTGCGTGATAACGAATAACGGAGCCAATCAAGGCTAATCGGTTCTGAACGAAAACCTTCTTCATGTTTATCCATCCTGATTTTTCATCAATACTCCATCCTAGTGAATGGAACTGTCGTCCTTTTACATCTGCCTTCTTTTTCTTTATCTGGTAAAAGTAGATCAAAAACGGCTCATCTATCATATACTGGCACATCTTTGCGAGTTCTGCATCTTTCATCAAGAGGGCTAAATACAAATGCACCCCTATATAATACGCAAAATATTTCGAGAGAATCTGATCCCCCGGGAGTTCCAATCTGCTATCGGTCTTCCAACTCGTCGTGTTCAACACTTGGTTTCCAATGAGAGATAGCGTGGCAATCGCATACGATTTCATTGAAGATCTACCATCCCCAGAGAAGTTCACCCATTTTGCAATGGAGATCTTGTCCTTGGACAGATCGTTCCAAATCCCTTCCAACTCCTTCATAGGATCAGGAAGATAAACAACTGGTATTCCTTGAAGAATATTCAACGACATCACTTGAAGAGCCCGATTGAACTCAGCATCATAATCTTGGAAGCAGTAGATTTGTTGGAGGTCAATCAGCAATTTGTCCCAGCGAGGATACATTTTCACCACAGAGTTATTTCGGAGATGTTGACACACCACGTACACTTCTGATGTGTGAGAGCTACTCAACAAATTCTGTGTGAACATCACATTGTGAAAGTGAGAGCATACTCGACTTATGAGTGAATTCTTTCTCAGCAGTCGAGCCGCGTATGATTTTATGATCACTGTACAATTTGTCTCCATCAGCAAGGGCAATTTTATCTCCATCAGTTGCTCAATCCTGTCCATAGACTGTTCATTTTGAACTTCCATATCAAATACCGCAAGGTTGAGTCGAAGACTGTTAAGTCTCTTCAACTTCATAAAAGCAGTCCAAGTGCTTTCCTGACTTAAATCCATGGAGTTCGCCCAGGCGTTTTTGAGATTGACACAGCGACTTCTTACATTATCTGGCATTGAGTCAATTGCGCTAGGTGGAGAGGGAAGGGCTCCGCTCAGATCCACTCCGTCCATATTCATCAAACTGTTAAATATCAGCCGAGTATTGTCATATTTCCTTAGCACGAGAGCACTAATTCCTCCAGACCCGTCTCCTCCGACCAGGGCATCTTGAACCATCAGCTTTAAATGAGTCAATAGGCCGTCCACTTTGAGGAAAGAACCTGTTGCAATCTGGGGGATTCTCAATCCCGACACCAATGGATTCTGTATTCGCGGGACAAGCAAAGAGGGGACCGGCAGTTCATGACTTGTAAATTCGATTGTAAACACCTGAACCGGGACTCTGATTTCTGAAGTGAAGACGACTGGTTCTCGCTTGATTCGTGGTATAAGAGACGCTGCCCTTGCATATTTAATTGCATGTCTAACTTCTTGGTCGCACAAGTAAATGGAAGAACTAATTCTGATGATGTCCTGTATGTTGCCGGATACTTCCCCGTTTCTCAAGGCGCTTAACAAGTCGCTTAACTCCCTGCATTTCTGCTTGAAGCTAGGATCATTCGGACGACTAAGTAATCTCGCTAGTTCATATGCTATGATCAATACACCGCTTAGTTGCGGGCTCACAAAGTCAGCAAATATCCACAAATGTGTTTCACCGTTGTAGCACGTTCCTCTCCATTGGTTGTATGTGAAAGAAGATAAAAATGATTTGGTCATAACTCCCAGATCGGTGTTATTCAACGGGTAAGACGCCGGAACCCTGTGTGAATACGTCTTCAGGTTATGAACTATGGCTTCTCCCTGAGTGAATGATAAGAAATCTGCGTGAGATACAATACTATTGACTATCCCCGAATAGCAAGCACTGATGACCTCATCAGGAGTGTTTGCTCGGTAGAACACTCTTCGGTGCATAGCATCAACAGCCGCTGCGCGGTATAATCCATCTCTTAATCCTAGCAGATATGCAGCACCATGGAGTTTATTCCTCAATGCATGAGGAAATAGTCCGTTCAACACATTTGTGTCTGCATAGCTTTTCCCGAGATTCCCGAATATGACCCCATGCAACACTCCTACCTCTCGAGATTGGTCAGATTGACTTAAAGATTCCCAGCGACCTTTAGGAATCTCCAAACTCTGAGTCTCATTCATCCACGGGACATCACTCGTCTTCCATTTCAATAGTCGCTGACTGACATCCGGAAACTTGAACTCCGAGGGTGAATCAATTGTCGGCTCTTCAATCTTCCTGAGACAGCCCTTACATCCGATGTGAAAGTGGTAGGTCTCACTGTTGGGTGATTCTCCGTGAATCTCACCTACTGTCTGCTGTCCATACAACATCAGGGATTGATACATAAAATCATAATTTGTATCACCAAGTAGTTGAAAATTATCGGTAGAAATAATCATTCTCGATCCGTATACGGGGCTGTTCGCAATATATCCCCCTGCAGATACCCTGCTACATCCGAACCGATGCAGGGAAGATCCGGTTCTCTTGAATCCTGCAATAGTTGCTCCGGGATCTTCCCCTGTTAATCCTTTCAAATTGGAATTGATGGATTTGCCGAGGTTGCTGTTAGGATCAACGAACCAATGAAAGGCTCTCCTCATCCGGGACGCTTTCTTCAAAAATGATATATCGGTGTCCTTCTCCCAGGATTGAATCAAACTGGTGCTTTCTCCTGTAGATGATCCCAAGTAAGACGGATACGGCCCTCGCACATCTTCTGGAACGGCTAATCCTTGAGGTACGAGCACAACGAGATGTATCGAATATGGTCTCGGCTTACTACAACTGTCGCAACCTGTTCCTCCGACCTTTGCATCTGATATCATTTCGGCAGGGTGCGGTACTGTGGTCCCAATGATAGTCCGGTTCCAAGATTTCTTTCGCAATGTATCAGCTTGACTAGAGGAACATGACCATATTCTCCCAACTTTTTGACTGATCCGACCCAATAGTGACTCCAGTGATGCCAACTCACATTTTATAATTGCCTGATCCACAATCGATCTGAACTTTCTTTTGAATACATTACGTATCGTTTTGGAATTTTCAAACAATCCCAGTATCGCCGATGTTAAGCCGAAGTATGTGGATGATCTGAACTCGCTGATGAAGCGAGGAAAACAGGGAGTTATGTTGGATAGGAATGTGGTGAACGTCTTTTCTGATTTCTTAACATACAAGACTGCATCCTTGATAACCTCGTGTTTAATCATTGCAGGATCTCTGAATAATGCACTCTTGATCTCTTCTTTGATCAGATTTTGGGCGCTTAGTCCTCGGGGTATGTTCAAAGATGCTGGATCCTCAATCAGTTTCTCAAAATTCTTTGCTGTGTACCTCATCAATTTCGGGTCTCCAAAGACAATAGCCAATTTCTTAATCTCTGTATCCTTTGTCGATTGATACACTATCTTCCAAAACGAAAGTCCCTCGGTGACTGGATCAGGAAACATCCTCAGATGAAACCGGGTCAGAGACATCCCTGCGATGCCTCCCAATGACGGGTCGAGATAGATGGCAGCAATCCGAAAAGCCCGTCCTTCAAGTTTTTCAGGGCAGGATACCAAGGTTTTCGGGGCAGTTCTTAGCGCGGGGTTATGGATAGATAAGATGTTTATAACTAAGTTGCTCAACCAATTATAACTCATCATGGCATTCAGGGGGCTTTTGGAGTAGTGTGCAATCGTTAAGCAATTGGTTGAAACGGTGGACAGTACATTACCCAACGAAGGCAATTGGTCGTTGGTGGTGCATGTCACGCGGGAATATCGTTTCTCCTCGAGACAAGTCAAATTTCCTCTGAACACTATGGTTTTCCCGTATATCAGGAGATCTGCAGCTTGCAAAGTCTCATCCTCGTTGATGCGTAATCCAATCCGGGCCGTTGCAGTTCGAATAGCTGCGATGATCACATCATTATTCTGCATTGCCGCTAAGATGTTCCCACTTAACTCTGCTTCGGTCTTGGACGGATTTATGGCATATTGAGTGCAAATCACTTGATTGTCTCCTTGAGCCAGCGTTTTTATTTCGGTGTTTCGGATACGAGATTCTCGTTCAATCACTAAAAGATTCAATACACTCCATCCTTTTTGGCGAAGACCTTCCAAGCCTCCTTTTTGACCATTCCAGCTAACCCTCTTCGTATCATCCCTATTGTACACTTGATCGTCCACGACCTTCATCAGGTCAGGTCTGTCTCGATAGTACACCAGTGCTTTTTCAAAGAATTCATGCGTTCGCACAAATAAGTTCGGTAGACCAAAAAATTGTCCAATCACCCGGAAAACAGGAGCTGTTGATTCATATCTTTGGAAATTGTTCCACTTTTCGTAATCGATGTGATTCGCAAACGTTATATGCTTGTAATCATTTCCTCCTTGTCCACTTGTGTTCTGAATCATCTTCTTGATCAAAGTCGTTTGATCATCCGCCATGGTCAATCCTTTGAATAGTGGGATCACATTCTTCTTGATTAAATATTCAGTAAATACAAAGTACTCGCGAAGGCGCCAACTCATGAGTGCAAAGAATCGTCCTTTCCACTTAATCTCTCTCTCTTTTGCCTTTAATCCAATTACCAAATCATCTTCCTGCAATCCTTGTTCATCGATCTCCTTCAAGAATGCAGGCCAATCAGTGCTTTTGGTGGTTAATAGAGTGTGCAACACTTTCCGAGTAGGAATTCTCGAATGAGGATTTTGCTTCAAATGTTTGATCAATTCGGTCTTTGTGATAGAGTGAGTTTTATCTGAGTAAATTATCGCAGGATCTACTACCTTGGGAACTTCCCAGCATGGCTTCAATGGCAGTTTGTGCCATTCGGGCGGGTAATTCAATAGTATATCAGAAGATGGCCATGTGTTGTTCTTGATATGCTCATACAGAGGATTCGTCTCCGGGACCTTATCGATGTCGACATACCAGGTGTATTTAGTCCAGAATTCTTTTCGAAGCACCTTAAACGCTAGATCGGATGCCAGTAGCTCTGCATAACTCTTGTCGATTTTCTCCTTTTCTGATGAGACATTTTGATACAAAGCCTCCAGTCCGGTAAAGTAATCAATAAACGGATGACCCCAGTGGCGGAACGATCCGTACACCGTAAGTAACAGTCTCTTGTCGTTGATTGCCTGCAAGTGAGTGAACATGTCCTCCACTTTGGGGTTCTTGGCAGCCAGTTCTGCAATTTTTGATTCTACATGACCTCTAAAGTGGGGGAATCTTGGAATGAGAGGTCTAAAATCACCTGCCAGTTCTGACAACTTCAATGAAGATAGGGGCTCAATCATACCGAATGCCTCATATGCAACTTTCGGATCACCACTTAGTACAGCATCTCCGAGCTTATACATTTTCTCGATACTTGCTAGATGTGCTGTGTGGTAGTGGTCTGCATACCGATGTTGTATCGCAAACAGAGTATGGAATCTGGCCGTCGAAGTGTCTTTGAACATCAGAATCATGGCGCGATCCCACAGCATATTGATCGATTCGAAATAAGCAACCCCATTTCCGATCACCACCAACCCAAGTAAGGGTGACTTGTACTTCACCGCCTCCAGACTTTTTGCGGCCTCCACATTGTCGAATCCGATGGCATTTTTTAACTGTGTCAACTCATATTCTGTTCCAGCATTCAATATCCACGAAATCTTCAGCATCTCCAACATGTAACTTCCGTACTTCAGTGTCTCTTCCGAGTTCTTTCGTCTCGTCTGAAAAGGAAACTCTCGATTTGTCCATCCCTTCAGATATGACTCCATAATGGTGTATGTCTTTTTCGCATCTTCATCTGTTTGTTCAATCAATTTTCGAAATTCTGTTGTTCCGACTGTTTCCTTCGACCACAGTTCAGCGCAAATCTTGTGATACTCAGACGTCTCACGAACATTACTCCAATCGACACTCAAAGTCTTCATCCAGGAAACTCGAGAGTCCCAGGACCTGTTGTAATACAAGGGAGTCTTGGTTCCCTTCGTCAAATATTCCTTGAACGCATTCAATTCATCGCAAATAAGCGGTGAATTCAGTGTGTAGTCTTGATTATTCAGATAACTCGGACTGTTATCCGCGTCTTTACTTCCCTGCATATACTCCTCCACATCAGTCCATAAATCAGGCGATATGTCATAACTCTCTTCCTTCCCAACAAAATCAGTTTGTCCATCTCCCTCGTCCTGCTCGACATCATACACTCCGTAGCGGTACATAATGGTCCGAATTCTTCTCCGTCAACGTTCTCTAAATTGTAGTTTATTAGTCGTCGATTTGTGTTAGTTTTTTTCATGGTTATGGGTTAAAATAATCTTCTTCTTCTTCTGAATTGTCGTCGGCATTTGCTCGTTTTGACTCTCTATTTCTTATACACAAGTTATGCCAGATTTTCTTCCTGACCCCTATGTAGCTTCCGATTAACACTATAATGACTAACACTGATACTCCCACACTGGTGATGAAAGGATGCCATACAGCGTCTGTTAAAGAAGAGTCATCGGAGAAGGAGTAAGATTTGTACGACAAAAGTTGGGTGAAACCCCTCTTAATATTGTTAGTCTCCGAGGTAATAGGAAAGATATGTTTGGAACTTTGTGCTAAGAGACGTCGAAATGTTTGCTCCTCTTCGAGACCGTATACTAACTTACCCTTCAAGATATATAACCCGTTGGGACCATCGATTATGTTAGTGCGGTTATCCATCGTCCAATATTTGTAATCAACAGACTTGTTCAAAGATGTCCGTATAGAGACATACGGGAAGGTGTTCGATGGTTGAACAGACACCCAAGCATAATGGGCCATCCCTACTGCAAACGACCCGGGAGTATATTTGTAAACAGGAAAGAACCCAGGGGCTCGGGGATACAATGTCTGCAGCTCTATCCGGCTGACAAGACTTCCCTCTCTGATCTTGTCAATTGTTATCTCACATTGTTCATTCATAAATTCTTCCAAGATCGTCTCAGTCATATAGGTTACATCCCGATTAGTCTCTACCAGATTGACCGTTGTTTCTTTTTTGCAATCCTTAAGGTGATAAAAGTGTTCTCCTACCCAGGCCTCCTTCGGTACATGTTGCCGCGACAGAGCAACCCATTCACCGGAAGAGAATCTCAACCCTTTTGTGCCACAGAAGTCCATGATACATGGATTGTCTTCATCCACTATGCGAAACTCAGGACTCCAGAAAGCAGTCTTTGATTCGGAAGTGTTATATATGATCAACTTGCTTTCAATCAAATGGTCTGAAGAACAGTACTCAGTCAATGATTCATGTGGTATCCAGATTCGATTTTCAAAGATAGTCGGACATACGGCACCTTTACAACTGCCTCCTAAAAAGAGCGATGAATATAATGTGTCTAAGTACGGATCATAATGGACATCCATCGAGTTAAGATTAACGATAGTTCGCTTAACGGTAGATGTTTTCATCCAGGAACAAACCGGTTGGGGGTATTCACTCGACCGGAAATCTCCTCTGGCTTGGCTTGCAATCTCTTGTCTACAACTCTCTTCTGTGATTGTGGCCGGATTAGCTGATACCATTACATCGACACCACCAAAGAATCCTTTGGTACAGGTAGTGATCAATTCTATAGCAGCACACACGGTTCCTGCTATACTAGGGTCTTTCCCGATCTTGGGTCGATGAACAGTGAATGAAAGTCCGCTGTCCACCCGCTTATGGAAATTGATATCGGGGCAGATAAGATTAGATGTCGACACATTGTGCCATTCAATATTCTGACTAATGGGAAACAATAACTTAATATTTAGCATTTGTCCGGCTGAGATAAGCCCACCGGAGTATGTGATGATTAAAACGGATTTGATTATAATTCTAATGTCTGAGATCATTTCTTAGAATTGTGTTAGTTTTTTTCATGGATCACTTTTCACTGTTAATAAATACGAATGATTGTTGCTAACTCTGTTTATCCTTCTTAGACCGATCTAGGATGTATCATGATCAAGGAGACGGTTTAGACTTTTTTGCTTACACTAAATATTCCACCTTTTCCCTTAACTAAGATCGGAAAATTATCAAAGATACTCCATTTCATCTCGTTTGATTTACGATACTTCGACGGGGAGTTCTTTATAACGTAGCTTAGGAATGACAGTGGAGATACGAGACTCTCCTCCGCCATTAAAGAGAATGAGATAAGTGTGTCAGGGATGACCCCCAGTCCTTCTCCCTGGTAATCATAAGTTAAGGGGAATCTAGGATTTATATCTTTGAGCTTAATTTCGAACGAGCCTGAAATATACCCACGATAGACATGAAATCCTCCCAAATGATGGATATGTTTGCAAGTGTACCCAGATAATATGTAAATAAAGAAGATGAACTCTTGATCGGATTGATACCAAGTTCCAGCATCTTTAATGATTTCCAAAGAATGAATCAAATCTCTGCAGGTTTTCGGAGGGTAACGATATTTGATCTCTATCGAAGCATTGATGTGTAGAACTTTTGAGTTGCACATATTAAAAAGTTTTTTTCTCGATTTGTGTTGCTTTATTCTGTTTCAATCTCGATATCTAGTCGTGAGTAATCACATGTGAACCGGTAGGTCCCGAAAACTCCCATCTTCTTTAAGATGGCACGTGCTAATTCAGCTGTTGCCTGATTATTGGCCGCGCACTCCTCATACATCTCCGGAGCAATGTTGAATCTAAAGGGGGCTCCTCCACTTCGCTTGGGAGCGATCAAGGTGATCACTCGAGTCGGAGGAATGTCCTGCGCCTTTGGTGCTTCGGCGGAATTAGAAGGCAAAGATGGAGGTCTGACATCTGGCCGTACGGCAGCGTGAAGATCGGGAGCTGGCCCTGCAATAACCGGACTGATTGAGGTTATCTCCAACGTCTTGGTTCCGAGATAGAGATTGTCCGTGTACCCAGATGTGAATGTCTTCTTTAATGTTCCAATGACGGAACCATTCTCGATCTTGAATGCCGTCACAACCAGTCCAGGGAGGCTTTCAGCATCCGCGAGAATGACATTGACAGCACGCAAGCAATCTTCAGCCGTTATTACCTTCTTCCCATCTTCCGGCATATATACCAACTCTTTAATGTCGGAATGTAGAGCCTGTGGATCTATTCCCATCTCATTACATTCGACTCGCGTTTGCACATCTACTTCATCGAAGTCGGATTCTGTGTCCAAATAAGTCGGAGTCGAAGAGCCTGATTGGTCAGAGGTCAAAACTGGCGTCGAAGAGTCAATTCCTGGTGATTCCACTTCGATGTACGATTGAGTTCTCTGCAACTGCAAATTCTTCATCGCACAAGTGATTGTTTTGGACGGTCCTGGTTCTCCGCTACCGCCATGCGGTGTCTGCTGTTGTGCATGACGTGATGGCCCCTTTTGAAGAATGACAGGGGTCTTGGGCTTCTTCGGGGGAGAGCAACCCTCCGGAGGATCTTCAATTGGGCCCACAGGATTCCCTGCTTCTACACCACCTTCCCCAATTGACTTAACCACCTTCTCTAGCCCTTTCTGACTGAGCAGATCTTCTCTCTTAAGGGGAGGGCCCGGGACTAGCGCGAAAGTATGCTTAATCGGATGTTTCAAACTGCCCGCTTTGTTGTTCTTCTTATTCATCTTGGATGCCTTTGTCTTGGGGGAAGTCACAGGGGCTGCTGTATCAGACTCTGATCCTGACTCCTCACTGAATATATCCCTCGGACCGAATATCGCACTATGATTCATGAGTCTCGATTTGTGTTAGTTTTTTTCATGTTCTATGCTACATCATTCGCAATAAAAGCCTGTCCCTTGTCATACAGGTAACGTCCGATGGTATCGTCCCGAGATTCAGGGTGCTGTAACCATTCTTGCCCAGCCCGACGTCGCATATGGACCGGAATTTGACCATTCCGTTGCATCATGTATCCCAGCCACAGAGCTGGATCCTTTCCCTGAGGGAGTCCCGGTTCAGCTTGTTGCTCCTCAACATCCTGAATTGGCTCTCCAGTCACGCTGAACTGCTCATTGATGGTTGCAAACGTTCCCATCACATAGTGCACAACCAAAGCATTTAATAGGATGTTGTTCACTTCAGGTTGTCCAACAAACCGTGCATTTCTAGATCGCTGGAGACCCGAGCAGGTACCAATGACATGATAAAAGAAATGAAGATCTGGATTGACTGAAGCTGAATAGGGGGACTTGGACGACAGTCCCAAATCCATGAAGTACATGGCATAAGATCGTGGGTTATCCATCTCCTCACCGCCCTTCGTCACCCGAACAAACTGCTCCGCACAGCGGCTAGTCCAAATCCAAGGAGCAAAATCGACAAAATCAAGTCCTAGGCATTTAGTGATTGCTTGGGTTGAAATCAGTGCTGAACAATCCTTGAATCTGGTGATTATTGTTCCTACTCGTGCTTGGGAATATACGTGGAATGGAAATTCCTGCAGGAACATATCTATCGCCGCCATCATCTTAACATAAGGCTGATAAGCAATCCATCGCTTAAAATCAGCAGAATACTGTTGTGGATCCATGTCGTCCCCCTCTAAGGGTTCCAACAGGTTCCGAACATTATCTGAGATCTTTGTCCTGTAATCCTCTCGAGAAATCTGTCCGATCCGGTACACCGAGCAAATCATGATAACATACTTCAGAATTTCCGAGTCACTCATAAGGTTGGCTCCTTGAACAAGTGGAGGACATTGTTCATCCTCTGTGACACTCAACAGGCATGCTATCGTAACGGCTCCTCCCCTGGCTCCTATGGCCTTGCCAAATGATGTCCAATCAGTGTTTAGCGTGCCCGATTTCAAATGGAACTCATCATAGAGGAATCGAACGGCAACTCGAGCGTCCAAGCTGCCATCTGCAAATCCTGCGCGAACAGTCGCATGAATTCCTTCTCTCGTAACTCCCCCAGTGGGTATCAACATCATGGTCGGTTTCTCCCTACCTTCTACGGCAAACCACTCCGATGGATATGCGATAGGTTTTTCAGTCCCTATTTCCATATGAGTTATTTGGACCCTTTTGTCCGGATCGGTGGATACCCGTCGGATCACCCTCTGGTCAGCCATTTGATCGAGTATTATTTCACAACCTTGTAAATACGGAGCTGTGTACACAACAAGGTTGTGAAATAATACTCGATCAAATCGCG